TAGCACTGGGCCATCCAGATCGGGAACGGCAGCGCATGGATGCCTTCGTCCTTGCCGATGTGGTGCCCTTTGCAGAGCAGCAGCCCATTGACGCGCATGTCGTCGACGAACAGGTACGGATCGCAGCCGGCGCCGTCGAACGCCGCCCAGTCGAACGCCGGAAAGTCACGACGAATGCGCGAGCCGGGGCCCCAGTCGATCATCTCGGCGAAGCTGCGTTCGATCGGATGGTGGTGGGCCTCGAGTGGGCCAACCTCGGCCGATGTGCAGCCGCAGCTGAAGCAGCGACCGCCCTCGCGCTCCTCGAGCGCCTGGCGCGAGTGTCGGAACAGCGGCGTGGTGACCCGGGCCTCGTGGCCAGGCAGAAGGACGTCGACGCTCAGCGTCTCCTTTTCCTCGTGGGTTGCAGTGACCGACATAGCGGCCTCCATAAAAAAAGGCCACCGATTGGTGGCCTTGCGTTGAGAGTGGTGCCGGCTAGAGCGCCTTGAGCACCTTCAGACAGAGGTCGAGAAGCTTCTCGCTGTTGCAGAAATAGCCAATGGCCAGCAACAGAACGATGACAACGGCGAGGTTCTCGCGGAGCGTCTTCAGCGTCCAGCTGATGCCGAGCGCGATGCGGCACAGCAGCTTGGCGCCCGCCTCGAGATTGGTTGTGAAGATCACGATGCCCTCGGTGTTGTGGGCGATTCGCTCCGTGAGCTTCGTGTTGGCCCCGAGCCCCTCCTCGAGGCGGCGCATGGTTTCCTCGCCCAGCGCCAGACGATCCTCGACGCTGACGCGCCATGAGTTTTCGGCTCGACGGCGCTCGGGGCCGGCGTACTCGGAATCAGTCCCTTGAGTCATGGAAATCGACGTACCTCGTTTGAAAATCGTGATTCGGCTGCGGCTCGCGCATCGTCGTGCCGAGACGGGGTCGGTCTGAGCGGCGGCACTCGATCCCGGCACCGCCCAGTCATTGGCGCGCCGTGCGGGAGGTGTTGCAGGCAACCGCTTAGGCGGGCGCGGTGAACTTCGGAAGGCTTGCAACCAGGTCGGCCGCGTCCGGCGCGACGCCGCCAACGCTGACCGCGTTCAGCACCACGTTGGCAGCCGCCCAGACAGTGGAACGCCACGCTCGCAGCGCCATGCCGTCGGCTTGGAACTTTGGCTCCGCCGGTTCGTTGGCGTAGCTGATCGCAGCGAGGATGTTGTCGTAGCCGAGTACTCGCGCGGTGCTGTCGAGGTGCCTCTGCACGGCGGCGGACAGTGCCGCCGCAACCTGCGCGGGCGTCGGTGCGGCTCGCGCGGTTGCGAGAGGCTTGCCATCGGCGCCGCCGGTGATCACTTGGCCTTGCGCCTGAGCGTTCAGCAGCGCCTGGTAGTCGGCGTCGGAGATTTCGACGGCGTCGTTCGGCAGTTGCGCGCTCGTGTGCACGTCGTCGCAGTAGAACCCGCCGGTCGTCTTGGAATAGTGCTTTGACATCGGGATCCTTAAAGTTCGCCGCTGACGAAGACGGTCAATGTCACATCGCGCGTGCCGCCGCCGTTCTGGCCCATCCCTATCGTGCAGCCAGTCAACGAGTGGGCTGTGACGGAGAGCCCGAGGAAGTTGGACTCGTCGCCGACCACGGCCGGATCCTGGACCGCAGGAATCGGGATGTCGGCATAGGTCGTGTAGGCGATCGGGTAGGTGATCGTCACCTCATTGCCGCCCGCACCGGGCACGGCGACCGTGACGCGCTGCAGAAGCAGTCCGCCAGGTATCTGCTGAAAGCCCGTGGTACCCAAGGACTGGTTCGAGCCCGTGAACCAGCCGAGCACCGTGGTCTGCGCGGCGGTTTGCGCAGCCGTCGCAGCCGACGTGGCGAACGTCTCGGCGGCCGATTGAGCGGCCGTCGCTGCAGTAGTGGCAAAGGACTCAGCAGCGGTTTGAGCGGCCGACGCGGCCTCTCCCGCAATGGCCACTACCGCCGCATACACCTGCGACAGCACGCTTCCGTTGGGCGCGATACCCGCACCAATGATCAGTGCAAGCAGCTCGGCCGTGATCATCCAGAACCAATATGCGCCCGGGACTGTAGCCGGCTCGCCAGCGTCTATGTCTCCATCTGAAGGATATCCGGTCGCAGTGCCGGGGCCGCTCGGCGGCGTGCCGGAGGTGTTGGCCTCGAAAATCTTGTCCAATGGTATTACTCCGAGTCATGCGGTCATCGTTAATGACCAAGATTGGATTGCAGAGATGGTGGGGGTCACGCGCACACTGAACAACTCACCTCGCCTCTCGACGGTTTGCGCGTCAACTCGTATAGGGCGCAGTGGGGGGCGTGAAAGATTCTGTGTGCAAGCAAGTCCCAATAACTGCGTGGAACTCGTCAATCCAACCAATAAGCGGATCCACTCCAGGGGGATAATATTGCGCTGCACCAATAACCCACGTGGAGCCGAGAAAACTGCCATCTATTCCAGGCGTGGTCGTGAGAAGTTCACCGTCCAGGAACAAGTAAACCGTGCCAGATGCGCGACCGACTTCTACGTGATGCCATGATCCAGACGGCACTGACGTAGTCCCACCATAGCTGTTGTCCCCATCATTCCAATACAGTAGGTTGCCCCCTCCATACAAGAATATAACAATGCCGGAATATTGGCTGCCGCTATTATTCGCGGCAAGTATAAATTGCAAACCTGCGGTGCCCGTCGGGTTAATCCAGCAATCAATAGTGAAATCTTCAGTGCCAATGAATAGTTTCGGGTCGGTACCCACCACATAGCTGTCGGCGGTCGGGATGTTTAACGATCCGGTACCGAATTTTGCTGTCGTCGTTGAATATGCCGCGGTGCCTTGCGTGATAAACGTGAGATTGTTCGCCGACGAATCGACAATGGTTTCCGAATCGAAGTGGAGAAGCAGCGTCGAGGGCGGCACAGGCGGCGGCGGCGGCGGTGGAGGCGTTGCTGCCGCGAACAGCACCGTCGTGTGCGCCGGCTTGTATAGATTGAACAGCGTCTCCAGTACGGTGTAGTCGTATCCGGCAGGGACATTGACGCGCCAGACGTGAGCCCAGGGCTGGCCCGTGATCGGATCGTTGACGTGGTCGTTGACCCTGTATGGGCGGTATCCATTGATCGTGATCGGAATCCCGAGCGTGGCGGCGAGCCCGATGAAGTACGCCGGCGATTGACCTCCAGCGTCGGTGAATGCGGCAACCACTTGCGCCTGTTGCGTCGCCAGGTCGGAGCCGGTGTATCCCGTCAGGCCCGGCAGCCCGAGCGTCTCGTTCCATTCCGGCAGCATGTCGTCCACCGTTGCCGGGAACGCCACGGTGAGCAGGTTGTTGGCGCGAGCCGTGGCCTCGGCAAAGCTTTGCGCCAGGCCCTGAAGAGCCAGCGTCAGCGGCGCGTCGGCATCGCGCGGCCACACCTTGCCTCGAGGCAGCATGGACTGCAGCACGGCAATGTAGTCGTCGGCGGAAAATGGAGGTGCACTCATGGTTGATCAGGGATAGGTGATCGTCCCGAGCGTGGGGATCGTGCCCCCCGCCGTGACGATGTCGCCGACGGGGCTTGTGATGACGAAGCCCGACGTATTCGGAACTGCTGCGATCGCGACCTCGATGTCGCTGAGGTTGACGGTGGACTCGCCTCCGCTCACCTGCCCGTACTCCAGGAACACAGCGTCGATGGCGGCACTGATGGCTGCCTGTGTCGAGACGTCTGCACTGGACAGCCCGCTGATCACGAAGTTCTGCGGCGCGGCTACGGGCCCGAGCACGTAGACCAGCGCGGTGACCGGCTGGCCGCTGGCGATGATCGCGTTGGCCACCGTGAGCTGGTCTCCAGTAGCCACGACATCGCGGGGTGTGCCCCCCGGCCCCTCATCGTCTGCCGAGACACCGTTCGTCCCCTGCGGGAATCCACCGTGCAAGGCCTCCGCGTTGTCGAACATGACGTAGACGCCGACGGTGCCGCTGCCGAGGAAGTTCGGAACGCACCATGCGCGCGTCACTCCGTCCACGGCGAGCGCCCACTCGATGTAGTCCGCCTTGGAGCCCCCATGCGGCGGGTTCTGGTAAGCCAAGAGCATCCGGGCCCGCAGCGACGCGTCGAGCTCGATATCGGCGCCGCCCGTAAAGGCTGTGCTGCTGCTGCTCGTCGACGTGACGCCCGCGACGCCGCTGGCCAGCGTATAGCTTGTGCCTGCACCGCCGTTGCCGATCGCTCCAACCTGGCCGTTGGGATCGGGGACAGCAGTGGCCAGGACGGTTACCGAGCCGGCGGAGGCCGTGGCGTCCGCGTTGACCGCGAAGGCGTAACCGTCGCCACGATTGATGACCGAGCCGGCCACAATCGTTTGCGTTCCGGTTGCCGCGAAGGTGATCGATCCGCCGGCCTGGCTGACGGGCTTTCGAAAGACGTTCTTGAGCGATGCCCACGCTGCGAGGAACTCCTGGGTGGCCGTGGCCGGGTTCGACTGCAGGGCGATCCAGTCCACGTAACCGTACAGCATGTGCCACATGCCGGCCTGGATGGTCGCCACCACGCCGATGTTGGTGAAGCGCAGCAGCGCGTCGGCGCCAGGCAGGTTGGCGTTGATATCCTGCGCGGCCTGGTTCTGCAGCTGCGTGAGTGTGGGTCTCGTGTACGGCATTCAATTTGTCCAGACTTGAGGCAGACGCGTTGCGACAACCGAGCCGTCGCGCTTCTTGGCTACGACCTTGAGGTCGAGCTGGTTGGGCGACACCCATTCGCCGGTAATGTCGAACGCCGCGACCACGCCGTCGGTGATGAGCCATTGCAAGGCCTCGGCGGCGTAGTCCTGAGCCCGCTGCACGACGTTGAGTGGCCCCTTCGCGCGACTGAGCAGCCACAGGCGCGATCCCCGAAGGTTGGCCGGATCGTCTCCCCACCAGCCACGGCGATCACCATCGGGCGTCTCGTCGCTGGCCTCGGCCAAGCGATCGGTGAAGAGGCTCAGCAAGATCGCCGTCTCGAGGTCATGACCCGACTGCAGCGCAGCGCCCTGCACCACCCAGTCGCCCCGCCCCGCGGCCACGTTCCAAACGGTCGTGATGTCGCTCATTCAGATTCCGTCGGTGGGTTGGTATCGACCGTGTCGGAGCCGTTCTCGACGCCCGTGACGGGGTGGGTGTGCGCGTTGTAGACCTCGCGCATGCCTGCCATCGTCTTGGCGCCACCGGCATCCGCGACATCACCGGCGGCCGTGATGTTCCCGACCGTCGTGGAGATGTTCCCGGTCGTCGACGTGATGTTCACGGTCGCGGTGATGTTCTCTTCGCCAACGATGTTCTTGGTCACCGTCAAGTTGCCGTCGACGTTCATGTCGCCCTTCGCATGTACCAGGGGCGTGTCCAACGTGATCTCGGGGGTGTCCGTCAACAGCATAGGAAGCCCGGCGCCCTTGATGACGATTCCGCTGCGCGTCAGGTAGACCGTCTGCCCGAGATCGTCGGCGAGCGCCACCTCGCCAGTCTCCAGGCCCGTCAGGCGGTATTTCTGGTGTCCGCACGCAATGACGACGCCCTGCGTGCGATCGCCGCCCATGCACACGAGCACCGCATCGGCGCCCGGCGGCGGGTTGCTGTGAAATCCGTACTCCGACAGGCGCGGCGTGCCATCGCGCAGCTCGCTCGCGGAGAGCTGCATCTGCACTTTCTGCACAACGCCCGAGTCGTCTACGGACGTGAGCCGTCCTCGCCCGATCGCTCGGACGAGCATCCAGAAGACATTGATCATGGTGTTAGCTCAGGCCAGCAGCCACGTCGGCAGCAACTGGCAGGTAGAGGATTGGCTCTGGCGCGAAGGCCTGTGGCGGCATCAGCGTCAGATCGGCGTGTGTGCCGTCAAGGCCTCGCCGTAGCGTCACTTCACTGATGAGCCAGGCCTGCCCTGGCTGCACCTTCACGTCGGGTGCATCGAGGTTCGTGCGGGTGTTCGGCGCGTAGAGCGCTCCCGAATCGTCACGCCACGAGTCAGTAGTGATCGCCACCACGTTGCCGCGCCCGATTCGACGGTTGCACTCCCACTGCGCGTGGGCATTCGAGACTGCGGCGCCCGGGTCTCCGCTCTGCGCGATGAAGGCCTTCGGCCGGAACCGCGTGATCATTGGGTCACTGACCTCGAACTCGGCCTGCGGGAGCTGTCCGGCATCGGTGAAAAGTGCGGTACTGATTGGATAGACGCGATACAAGCTGAAGCGTTGGCTCCCGTCCTGCACGTAGGCGATGCGCTCGACGTTCCGGCCGACCTCAAAGCCGCTCGAGGCCGCATCAGTCGAAACGGTCGCCAGTACCAGGTTGCCGTCCTCGTTCTCGTAGCAGAGCAGGTTCGCCAGCTTGCACAGGCGGTCAATCACCACGAACGGCGTCTCGCCGACGTTGAGACAGACCTGCGGATGGACGATGCCCTGCGACTGGGCAACCACGGCGATCCCGAACGGTTGCACCAGTGCGGCCGCGATCGCCGCGGTGCTCATGTTCTGGAACATGAAGCTCGACACCTGAGCGGAGCAGTCGACCAGGTCTTCGCACATCCCACGGCCGCTGATGGACAGCGGATGCTGATGCGCATCGAGTGCTCGCGCGACGCGATCGACGTAGCCGGTGATGACGACGTCGGGGCCGATCGTGAGCATGCACGCGTCGCCGACGTTGATCGTCACCTCGTCGACGTCGGGGAAGCGCTCCGTCAACGCGATGTCGAAGTCGCTCGGCATCCGCTCGATGCCACGCGTGATTCGGACCGTCTGCCATCCGGAGATCGACGTGCCGCCCACGGTCAGAATCACGTCATCGGTCATTGCGAGAGCGCCCTGAACTGGGTCGGCGGAAAGGCCGGGTGGATCGGTAGCGCCTCCTGCAGCAGTTCGTCATAGCGGCTGACGTCTTGGTACAGGCGCTGCGCGGTGACAAGCAAAGGCACAGGCTGCGGCGTGGCCACAAGCTGCGTCACCGCGAGCGTCGCCGCCCGTGCGCGCAGGTCCTGCACGACTGCGACCCGTAGCGCGCGCAGCGCGAGGTAGCTGGCATCCTCGCCAGCGTCGCCAGCCGTCTGGATCTCGAGATCCAGAGCCGAGCAGATCAAGCCCTGGACAGAGGTCGCTTCGTCACTGCTGGCCAGCTTGATGCTGGCCGTCGACATTGCCGCGGCCGTGACTGCCGAACGCCGGTAGAGGTTGACCGCTGCGGCATTCGCAGTGACCAGGCTGCCCGTGGTCTGCTCCTGCGTGACGATGTCACTCTGCAGCTCGAGGAGCGCTCGTATCGCAGTCATCGGCTCGGGATTGGCCGCCTGCAGCGCCTGGATCGCCGCCTGGGCGGCCGCCGCGATGCCCGAGGCATCCCCGGCAGCCGCGGCACTGGTAAGGGCCGCAGCAGCCGAGGCCACCGCCTGGTTGCTCTTTGCGCCGGCGCCGATCAGGGCCTGCACGGTCGTCAACGGCGACTTGATCTGGGCCGAGTACTGGCCCACATAGCGACCGAACTCACCGGGCAGGTTGGCCAGCATCGCAACCAGACTCGTGGCCCGTCCCGCGATCGCTGTTGCAGACGTCTGCAAACCGGCCGCCGTGCGCTGAATCTCGCTCACCACAGGCGGCATCGACATCAGGCCGGAGACGTCAGTGAGGAAGTCCTGCGACGCCGCCGAGTACGCCGACGCGCCGGTGAGCTGGGTCTGCTGTTGCGTCGCGATCTTGCTGGTCGGAAACTGCTGCAGGCCCGACTCGATGAAGGTGAAGCGGATCCCGAACGCACCGCCCTTTTCAGCCGTCTCCGAGACTTCGAAGTCGGTCAGCGTTGCCTTGATACGCCCGAGCGACGGGTGTACCAGGTTGTCCGGGCCCGCCTTCTCACACGCTTGAATCAGTTGCTGTCGCTGCGTGATGACGGCGCCACCGCCGTATGCCGCGTTCTCGACCAGAAATCCGGTGAGCTGGATGCGCCGACCCTGGCGGCCGAGATCCTCGACCCAGACATCGTCTCGGTCCGGATATTCGTGCAGCGCGGTGCGCCGACCTACGCGCAATGCGCTGGACGTCACAGCGAATGGCACGCCGCGCCAGGATGCGGGCTGCAGGCTGCGAAAGAAGCTCGAAGTCATGAGGGCATCGCCGTTTCAATCTTCAGACCGCTCGGCGTCTGCGTCTTGACGCTGACGCTGCCGTCTTTGTTCACCGTGACGTGGTTCTGCACCTGCACGACCGGGGCGGCATTCAGCTTGTCCGCCAGGGCACCCCGCCTCGAGGCCTCGCCGTCAGCGTCGAGCGGCCGCTCGTAGTAACGCGAGACCAGCGCGCCGGCCTGCGACGCAGATGTCGCGCCTCGCAGCGCCCTGCCCGCCGATTGCTCCGAGCCCTGCGTGAGCTCGTAGTTCAGGAACTGCAGCTGCTCGTCGAAGCCCGCGTCGTGAATGTCCTTGCCGAAGCGCGCCTTGAAGGCCGCCTGGCGGTCGCCGTGCCACTGCGCGATGCCGTAGGCCTTGCCGTTGTCGCCGACCGAATCCGTGTTGAAGCCAGATTCCGTCTTCAGGTTGGCTGCAATGCCCGCGGCCTGAGCCTGCGACCAGCCCATGGCCATCAACGACCTGATGGCGCGCGACGAGGTACCGGTCTCCATCTTTCCGGCCTGGTGCGTGCTGTCGTAGGTCCCGCGACCTGCCATGTCGCCGAGCTTGCCGGCACCCAACCAGCTCGCGATCTCGTACGACGCGACGCCGGTCGCACCGAGAATGCCAGCTTTGCCGAGCAGTCCAAGCCCCCCGCCCCCGCCGAGCATGGCCATCTTCGCCACAAGCTTGGCCACGGCCATCGTGGCCGAGGCCGCCGACGACACGAAGCCGCCGGCCATGTAGACGCCGATCGCGATCAGGACGGTCTTCATCCCACCCAGCGCCTCGACGGTATCGCTGACACCTCGACAGAAGGTCAGCAGCCCCGCGGCCGCAGTCTTGGTGTCCTGCCAGACCTCTTTCCAGTCAATCTTGCTGATCCAGTCGGCGATCAGCTGCGCGTACTCCGCGACCTTGGTCGCGATGAGTTCGCGGTTCGCCACGATCCACTGGGTGAACCCTTCGAGCAGCGGCTGAATCACCGGCATGAGCTTGTCGGCCACCGAGGCCTTGAGCCCGTCGACGGCCAGCGACGACTTGTTCATCGCGAGCGCGAAGTCCGTGGCGCGCGCAGCCATTTCTGGGGTAAAGGCGCCCCGCAGTCGCGACGCCTCCTCCTGATAGGCCTTCATGCCGGCGCCGCCCTTGATCAGCATCGGCAACAGACCCTCGACGCCGAACATCCGCGCCAGGTTGCGCGCCGCCGCTGGGTCGCGCGACTGGAGCACCTTGATGCGATCTGCAAGGTCGCCCATCGCCCGCTCGGTGTCGACTGCGCCGGTCTTGGTCGTGTGCAGCGAGATGCCCATGGACATCAGCGCCGCCATCGCCCCTTGATTGCGCCCCCAGCGAGCGTCCTGCAGCGTGTGGGACAGCGAGCGAAAGCCCGAGGTCAGTTCATCGGCCGAGACCCCGGTCAGTTGCGCACCGCCGCGCATCTCGGTGAGCTTGGCGCTAGAGATGCCCAGCAGCGTTGCCGTGCGCTCCGTCTCCGCGCCAACGCGCGCCCACGCGATCGCGAGCTCGGTGATGCCGGCGATCGTGCCGCCGCCCACCAGTGCGAGTAGCGGCGTGCCGATCTTTGCCAGGGAGCCGGCCAGGCGCGCGCCACTCGTCGCGACTTCCCGCAGCTTCTGGCCGACCTTGGTGAGGCCCGAGACGTTGGAGAACTGCTTGACGCTCGTGGCCAGCTTCTTGTAGGGCCGAGTCAGCTTGGACATCGACTGGTTGATCGCGTGGATCTGCGCCGTGGCCTTGTTGACCGCAACGATCGTGAAAGTGATGGGCTTGGCCACTAGGATCCTTTCCGACGCTCAGCGCCGATGCGCCGCGCCTGGTCGAGCCAGTACTTGAAGCGCGACCAGGTCAGGCTCGGCGCGTCGTGGGGGCCCCAGCGATAGAAATGCGTCACCTCGGCAACGACGTCGCCGAGGTTCGCTGGGATCAGTCGAAAAAACGCGCGATGTACCGATCGCAGGCCTTGAAGTCGCTCACGCCCATGCGCCCGACGAGCTTTGGCTCGAGCTTGTTCATGGCGGCAATCAGGTTGCGCGCCGCGATGATCTCGCCCAGCTTCTCGCTTTCGGTCGTCAGTCGCGCGAACTGGTCGAGCGTGGGCTCTCGCAGCTTGATCTCGGCCAGGCCGGGCAGCGGTGTCGAGAGCGTCAGCGTGGCCTCGTCGCCATCGAGAACCTGCTCGTTGGCCTCCAACAGGCCATTCACGAAGCGTTGGCACGAGCCGTAGTCGCGCGTGCCCAGTTGGCCAACGTCTGCGACTTCGACCTGCCCGATCTTGGCGATCAGGCTCTTCGCGGCGCGCGGCTCGCCAAACTTGGCGGTGTCCATCGTGAACTGCGCCATCTCATCGACGGTCGGTTCACGCAGCGTGATCTCCGTGAGGTTCGCGAGGGGCTTCTGGAGCGTGATGGTGATCGTTCGCTCCATGATCAGGTCGCCAGCTGCTCGGTCACCGAGCCGGTGAAGCCTTCCCATTTGACCTCGAAGCTGCCTTCGGTCGTCTTGACCTCCTGCGCTTCGACGGTCCACATGTTGCGGCCAATGACGGTCTTGCCGTTGGCCAGCTCGAGCGTGATCGTCACGTTCGTCATGTCGTTGAAGCTCTGCAACGTCAGGCTGCCCGCATCCCGCAGCGTGCCGCTGATGAAGGGCGCCTTCGGCTTTTCCGAGTAGCCATGGATCACGTCCTGGCCGCCCAGCGTCTCCCGCGAGGTGCTCGCAGCGCTGTAGGAAAGATCGCCCGACAGCATGTAGTTCTGTCCGTCGACGGACAGGTACGCTACGCCGGCTAGGCGGTTGGTGGTGTCAGCCATTCGATGGCCCTCCAGAATGAGAAGAGCCGCCCATCGGGGCGGCTCCTATTTGTCAACGATCTTCGGGGCCGTCCAGACGACTGGACGGCCTCACGGGTCAGCTCAGGCGGAACTGCGCGAGCAGTGCGAACTGGCGCAGCTGATCGATCAGCGTGCCCGGCCACAGCACATCGACGCGGTTCGGGTTCGTCGCGTTCTGCTCCACGATCAGCGCCGCGGCAAAGGCTGCGCTGTTCTGGACGTAGCCGGCAGATTCGAGCGCCTGGTAGGCCGCAATCAGATCCGCCTTGATGATGTTTGGCGTGACGACCGGCGCGCCCGCGGAGAACCGCGTGCCGTTGGCCGCCAGCTTGACGCGGCCGTACTTGCTCGTGACGATGCCCTTCAGGTAGCGCATCACGTAGGCAAGCAGATACATCGTCTCCACCTCGAGGTAGCTGTCGTCCGGCGCGCCGTAGGCGTTCTTCTGGTACGTTGTGATCGTGTTCTCGACGTAGCACGTGCCGTCGTCACCGACCGTGAACGTGCTGATGCCATCCCACAGCAACGTGTTGCGCGTGGTGTTGAGGAACTGGCCGGACGACGGCGGCGCGAGCAGTCCCCCGATCGGCAACGACTGCACCGGGCGACCCGGGTCGTTCTGCAACGCGGGCGCTTGCGCGGCAACCCATTGCGCCGCGGCCTTCCACGCCGGGGTCGGCACTCCGACGGGAAGACCGAGAACGGACGTGTGCTGATCGTTGAAGCCCGTGCCGAACGTTGTGCAGGCCCCGGCCGTGCCTCGATACACCGCCCACACGTGGCCGTAGAGCTGCTGCAGCGGACTCCAGCGGCCGGCCTGATCGTTCAGGAAGGCCTGGACGGCTTGCAGGCTCGTCGTGTCGGTGTACGGGCACACGATGAAGTCGAACGTCAGGTCGCCCAGGTTCGACAGCGCCGTCGTCAGCGTCGGGTTGATCGCGCCACCGGTGAGGCTGACCAGCGTGACCGCCAAGCCGACCGGCGTCGCCTCGCCGCCCTTCGTACCCTGGTAGTTCAGCATCAGGCCGATCTCGTTGCCGATCGTGCCCGCGTTGACGGCCGTCAGGGTGACGACGCCGGCGGCGGCCGCGGCATTGACCGGGCAGCTCGGATCAGCGTTGATCAGCGCGGCGAGCGCGGTGGCCAGCTGGGCGATCGTCTGCGTGCTCGTGACGGGCATCTGGTAGCGGACATCGCCGACGTACAGCGAGAGGGTGCCGTTGGCCGTCGCCTGGGCCGTGAACGTCACGGTGCCCGCGGCGGCCGTTGCGCCGGCGGCGTCGGAGAGCGGCAGGTACCAGAGTTCGCTGAACGCGTCGTTGCCCCGATAGGCCGCCGTCATCAGCGCCAGGTTGGAATCGACGCCGCCCTGCAGCTGCGCGTCGCTGACGCCGGCGCTGAGGAGCGGGATGCTGGGCGCCGCGATGCCGGCCGCCGTGATCTGGCCGATGACCAAGACACGCTGCTGCACGGTAGACGTGTTGGCCTGCGAGTTGTCCAACTCGGCCGAGAACAGGGGCAGCCGCCAGTTGGCCGGCGTGTTGACGAACGGCAACGTCATTGGGTTTCTCCTTGAGTGGTGGATTCGTCGCTGACCTCGACGACGTCGCCATCACGCAGCAGGCGGAACCAGTGCATGGTGTCGGGGACGATCCGGCCATCGACGGGCAGGTAGTCCTTCAGGTCAGGATCCCGAACCTTCAGGCCGGGAGCGGGTTTGATCTTCATGTGGATCCCTCGAGAGTGAATGTGAGGCCGCCCTCGGTGCGTCCGTCCGGGCCGCTTGTGCGAGGCTCAGGCAGCACGGCCGCGGGGAACGGCGGATCGGCGTAGGTGCCGGTGGAGTCGTAGACGTTGACCAGGTCGGCCGTCACCGTGAGTCCTGTCAGCGGCACCGGCGCCGGCGGATCGTTCGGCCAGGTCGTGAGAGGCGGCGGCGGCACCAGCCCGTCGAACTCCTCGGTGTACTCAAGGCTGAACACGCCGACGATGCCGGCCAGGTGCTGCGCGCCATCCGACTTGATGTCGAGCTTGGTGTGCACGCTGGCGATGCGCTGCGTGGCCCGCAGAAGCGAGAAGTTCGTCAGCATCGCGTACTCGACCGAGTACCAAAGGAGCTCGATGTCGTCCTGTGCCGATTCCGCCGTCGTGTTGCCGACCACCGCGCGCACGACCACGTCACATGTGGTCGTGAAGTTGGGCTGTCCAGACGTCTGCGCCTGCTTGTTCTCGTCGCCAGTCCGCACCGTGAGCAACGGCAGCTGATCTTCCGGGATATCCCAGTCGCCCGGGCTCTCCTGGTTGACCGGCTGCCCGTTGACGGCCAGACCGACGCCCTGCAGCGCACCGACCACGGCTAGGCGCAGCAGGCGCCGGCCGATCATGGGTTGATCAGCGATGCTCATGGCGCGACGTTGAGCAGCAGGCGGGCACCGCCGTGCCCATCCTTCTGCACCTTCCGGACGATGTAGTTCGTGTCGACGAGCGGGGCGCCCAGGGCTGCGGGAACGAACACCAGCGCGCGCTGTGCG